TGAAATCACGGCCTGTAGCTGCAGCTTCCAGGTGAGCGGCAAGGTTGGCGGAGGCTTCTGATGCCAGTTCTCGGCCATGGAGGTTCTCTGGTCCTTCAGCGCGAAGCCGCCCTCCCTGCTGTGGTGGCGCCCTATGCTCTGGACCCCGAGAGCGACACACTCGTCGTCACAGAGCCTGGTCTGTGGACTGGGGACGAAGTGACGATGGTGTGTCCCCGCGGGCTGCCACTCGACGCAGGAACCGACGGTCCGGACTGCCCAGACGGTTACGCGATGTACGCTGCGGGGCCCTGGTTGGTAGGGACGAATCGCACGCACGTCAGTTCAGAAAGCGCGGCGTTCTACCAAAGCAGCGGAAACCCGCAGTTTTATGTGACAGCAGCAGCCAGCGGACAGACAATAAGCAGTAATTTCTTCATACATAGAGATCCGCTAGACCGAATTTCTTTCTACGACACAAAGGTCGAAGCAATGAAGGGAGGCCAATCAGGACGAATCCCCCTGTACAACGTCGACTTCGGTTCACTGACCTTGACCGCGGAAACCAGTGATTGGGAAGTTCAAGGATTACTGCAGAGCTGGACGTTGAACCTGACTGCAAATGAAGTTGACGCAACTGCAGTCGGTGAAAAGTTCGGCGATGCCGTGAAGTCGATTGTCACAGGGGGTGGCTCACTAGACTTTTATGTGGACCGACAGTACATCCAAGGGCAAACGGATGCCACTACTTTAATGCGTCTGTTGCTGCTAACAGAAAAAGGCTGCAAGGCACGAGCGGAGTTCTGGATGATCGAGGATCGCCCCGAGAGCGGAATTCGTTTGCCGGGAGATTTGTACTACGAAACAGAGTTCTTGGTAACATCAACTGCCATCAATACGCGAGCTACTGAGATCATTGCCGGCTCCTTAAACTTTGTCACTGTCGGAGAAATAGCACTACAAATGGGTATCAGTACCCCCGATGCCTGAACGGCTAAACTGCGAATCAGGCTGATATACCTGTGCTGTGACCAAGATCGTTCGTGGCGGCCAGAACAACTCTGCGGATCACATCGGCAGCTCACAAGCGACGTTCCGTGGTCAGATCTCAGCAATAATCGATGCGATCCGCCAGCTGGGCGGAAACCCCGAGATCGGCTCTGGCGCCCTGCTGAACGATCCACTTTCAGCACCTTATGTATTTTACGTTAATCCATACACAGGAAAAGATACTTTTGTCGGCGGAAGCTATAGCACCACAGGCAGCGCTACTAAGCGCATCGAATTGCAGCGCCTTGAGTGTGGGTACAGTGAAGCTCGCCCATTCAAGACAATTAACCGGGCGATTATTGAAGCTGGAATCGTCACGGCAAAATCGTTCTACGAACAACCGCTGAGCAATGCTGATCTTGTCAGCATCGTGCTTTCTCCTGGTGCCTCGATCCTGCTCAACGGCAACGGAGCGTCCTCGGTAAGCGAATGGGCCAGCGGCTACGAGCCCGATGACACGGCACTGCAAGCTTTCAACCCACAGGCAACCGGCGGCATTATCCTTCCTCGCGGCGTAAGCCTTTGCGGCTTCGATCTGCGCAAAACCGTGTTCAGGCCGAACACGGTTCCCGCCGCCGCCGATGAATTGGCAGATTGCAGCAACAGGCGTGCGATCTTCAAGGTAACTGGCACGGGCTACTACTTTGGCTTCAGCTTTATGGACAAAGCTGGAACCACATCGAGTCACCATCTTCTCGATTGTTTCCAATTTACTAGCCAAAGTGAACTGGATGAGTTCTACGGAAAGATTCGCTCTGCTTTTGGTGGGGCCGGGAACACCGGTGGCATAAATCTGTCCCTAGCCGTTACAAACACACCTGAGTATCAAATCGTTGGCCCTGCACCCGCACCTGGATCCCAGACGATTGACACTGATACAACTGATTCCGCCTCGCCCTATATCTTCAACTGTTCTGTTCGATCCAAGTATGGCATTTGCGGAATCTTTGCCGATGGCGACAAGGCTTCTGGCTTCAAGTCCATTGTGACTGCGCAGTTCACCGGTGTCTCCAAGCAGCGCGATCTTGGTTCTTGGCAGAAATACAGTGGCGGCAACTGGGTCAGCATGTCTGGCGATTCCTACGCCACCTACATCAGCACGAACCCGGATGATATTCGCATGAACCCGTCTCGCCGCACTTTCCATGTGCGTGCGATCAATGGCGCTTTCATCCAAGAGGTTTCTGTTTTCGCAATCGGTCAAGGTGTTCACCACTGGGTCCAAAACGGCGGTGAGATCATCAGCAATGGCGGCTTCTCTAACTTTGGTGGTGTTGCCGGTCTCGCTGAAGGTTATAGAGGCACAAGCTTCCCGACCGACATCGACTGGACAATCAATCGAATCAAAGTTGCAAACAACCTCTCTGAAATTACAAACAACGTAAAGCGGATCTACCTTGGAACCGTTACTGCAGTTTCCGCTAGTTCAATTACGCTTAGCACCCCACTGAGCGAAAGTGCAAGCACCGCCGGGGTGCCCGAGCTTGTTGCACGCGAGCGCTACACACTGCGTAATGCCAGCTACGTCTGGGTTGAAAATCCACTTGGCGATGACTGGAGATCGCCTTTTACCAGTTCAGCTTGGAGCACCGGCACACCGAATCGGCTCAACATCACTGCTGCACTTACGGATCCAGCTGGAAATCCAGTTCCGGTCGTCAGCGGAGATAGCAGTGCCATTGGCAAGCGCGTCTACATTCGCCGCCTTGTTGATACACGTACGCCCGCCCAGCGTCGTTACACGCTCAAGCTGAACAACACGAATCAGCTTGCTCGTTCGCCCGTGCGCGATTACGTGCTGCAAGTTAAAAACGGCGTTGCTCCGATTATTAGCGAAATCCCGACAAGTCAAGTCCTGATCGTCAACAATGCTGCAAATATCCGTCCTGATGGCGTTGCTGTTGCTGCGGAGATTACACTTCGTCGCGGAAACGCTTCCGTTGATTGGCAAAGCGGCACGCGCTATATTGCTGGCGAAACAGTCAAAAGAAACAACAAGCATTACACCTGCATCGAAACAAATTCAGATGCGGTGTTTGACTCGTTCAAATGGCAGGAAAGCTATGCCCACATGGCATCGTCCTTCAACCCCGAGGACTTCTACAAGAACGAAGCACCAACGCTGACATTCGACAATGACACCGATGGGGCTCAGGACTCGACCAACCTGGGCTACAACTTCTCGACTGTCTGGGGCACCGACACGGCCCTGCAGACCCAGTACCGAGCCGGTACGGACTATCGCTCCCTGCACCTCTTCTTGGTCGCCCTGGGCTTCTCCAGTGGCCAGGCGCATACGATCCTGACGCCCCGCGCCGAGGCCGCCCGAGAGCTGAACCCGGCGAGCAGTGGCGACATGGGCGGGTATGTGCCATCTGGCGCCGCCAATGCGATCGGCAACTGGCCGGTCGAATTCAGGCGTCCATCGTTCATGCAGCTCCTGACGCACAACTGGGCCTGGTCTGGTTTCTTGAACTACAGCAAGAGCCTGCCGCAGTATCAGCGTCAACTGAGTCCGCAGAACCGGTTCACGTATTACTTCACCAATGCCAATGGTGGACGTGTTTATCCAACTGGTTTCAACGAAGAGGGCTATCAAATCAGCCCGCGTGGCGTAGAAGATCTTGCGACAGGTCAGACTCTGAGTGTTGAACAGATTGGTGCAAGTGACACAACGCTTCCAGAGCCTCAAACCTCGTTTGAATCGCTGAGCGCCAATAATTTCACCGCTGGCACTATTACAGCGTCTGGCGCCACTACTTTGAACGGAAACACCGCGATCAATGGTGGACTGGCGTTGAGCCTAACAGCTCGCGCTTCAATTGCTGCGTCTACAACGCAAGCTGGTATCGTTGAGCTTGCGACAGACGCTGAAGCAATTTCAGCAACATCTTCTTCGCTTGCTTTGGCTCCAAGTGGATTGTCAAAGTGGGCAAACGCAAAGCAAGTTGCATATCGCACAACTGGCGCTCAAGCTATTTTTATTGGCTCATGGGATGGTATTGCTGGTGTTGGCTTTGACTCAACCTATCGCGCTAATTATTGGCCTGCACCAGCTGGGGTAGGAAGCTCAAATATTCCAGACGGTGCTGCATTTAGACCGTTTGGCGATCTTTACTCGGCTTCGCAATGGTGTAACGAGTTCCTTGGAACGGAGCAAATAGCGTTTCTATACATAAAACCAGGATTCTATAGTATTGCTAGCACAACATTTAATTGCAAGATACGCATTGACGGATCTGCAGTGGGAACAACAAATTCATTTACCACTGGAAATATAGGTGACTATAGCATTACGACACCAGGGAATAGCCTAATGTTTTTCAACACACCATATATTGCCCCGCATTATGGCTATTTAGATAATATCATTTACATAATAAGTGGAGGTAACGGGTTTTTGAATCTCCGAAATGGAGGATTTATCCGAAAAGTTCATTTTCCCAGCACGGATATGATACTTGGTGCAAGTCAGATTGATGATGCAAACTTTTTCTACGGCTCTGCCGTAAGAACAGCAACAGTAAAAAATGCTCCAACGGGAACCAGACTGGTTGAATTTGTAAGAGCCTTTATAGCTCATTATCGTAGCATTGTACCAACTTATCCAGCAGTTCCACCTGACCTGAGTGGACAAACAGGCTTTGTGATTCAAGTCAGCGGGGGCCTCTTTGAGTTTCACGAATGCACCCTTGGGCCTAGGGGTTTCTTTGGAAATCCGTTTCCGGGGGGTAATCTTACGAATGGATGGCTAGCAATAACTAATGCGCAGTTGCGTATGGCCGGATGTCGCATTAGGGGAAATGAATATAGTGATTTTACTGGAGTTGTAGCGACTGACGCAAAAATGTGGGGCCACGCTGCCACACTGGTTACATTTGATGGTACTTGTTCTTTATCGCTTGGCATAGATAATCCTGGCGGTGCGCCACCATACAATAGGAATCGGGACGATTTTAATATCACATTTGAGCCCACCTATTACGGTTCAGATAGTCGCAATGGTGGCAGTAACCCACCTGCTTCGATTATCGGAATTGATGAAGCTAATCCGTGGGGAACTGGTGAAAACGCCACAACACGAACTGCTAGAGGCCCCGTGTTTAATTACATATTTCAAATATTCCCTTCAGCGACACTTAAGTACCCTCCATACACAGCTTGGCACAACTGGGGCACTTCGGTAAATCAAGGCTTTAAGGGCTTGGTTGGTTCGCCAAAACCATATGGAACCTGTCTTGACGGAAACACGAGTGTAGACTTTACTCGTCAATACTGGTCTACTATGTTCGTGGAAGCAGCAGCTGGCGAAACCAATATCACTCCCGGCTCTACGCCAGCTCCACCTTCAACAGCGTCTCTTGTTCCGGCCAACGAAACAATTAACACAGGATTAAACATAAGACTCAATAACTTTGATGGTGGTGTTTACTATAACTACGCTTGGACTATTGTCTGCGCTACGCCAACCGTTCTCCTCTGACCCCTTGCTTTACCTATTGTCATGACCATCATCCGGGCTCGCATCAACCCCATGTTCCCTTCTCTTGTCGAGATCTTTCTGTCTGATACACCCGACTTTCCCTTATACGTGAATCCAGCCAACCCGCAAACGGACATGGACCGCATGTTCCTGGGCTGGCTTGCCGCTGGGAATCAGGTGGAGGCGCCCACCTCCTAACCCCCCGAGAGCGCCATAGCTAGGCTGCCACAGTCGCCCTCGGGCCATGGCCGTCAAGAGCAAGACCGGGGTCTCCAGCGTAAAGCGGGCCATCCAACAAGGTCCCCCGAAAACAACCGCCCAGGGCCAAGGACGACAATCCCGCCCTGAACGCCGAGGGCGGAAGAAACATCGCGGCCAGGGTCGGTAGTCTGTGGGTAACACTCAACATCCCTGCCCGAGATGGCCGCTCCAAACATCAAGTCGACATCGACTGTAAACGCTATTTACGGCAAGACCGTGGGCTATGCCGTCACCACCTCGATGGCCGCCGCACTTAGCAACGCCGCCAGCAGCGGCAAGGTGCTGAAAATCAATTCGGTGTACTGCGCCAACGTGGACGGCGCTGCTGCTGCTGACATCAGCCTGGAGCACTACAACGGCACCACCGGCTCCGCTATCGGCAAGACCATCGCCGTGCCAGCGGATGCCACTCAGGTGCTGGTGACCCGCGAGGCTTACATCTACCTGGAGGAAGGGCACAGCCTCCGCGCACAGGCCAGCGCTGCTGGCGACCTGGAGCTGGTCATCAGCTACGAGGACATCAGCTGATGCTTGGCTTCAACGGCGGATTGATGGGTGTCAGGCGTGTGCCGACAACTGGCGCAGCATCGGGGCTGTGGTTCCAGAACGAGCAGAGCGTGGCCAAGCGGGCAGGGATTTGGCCTGAAGGTGTTCAAACTGATCCCAATTTTTCTAGTGTATCGCTGCTGCTGCACATGGACGGCAGCAACGGCAGCACGACTTTTACGGATAGCAGTTCTAACGCTTTCACAGTTACTGCCAACGGCGATACGCAGATCAGCACCGCACAAAGCAAGTTTGGTGCGGCTAGTGGCTATTTTGACGGCACTGGCGATTATCTTAGTGTTGCCGATAATGCTGCTTTTGATTTTGGCAGCGGAAATTTCACTATTGAGTTTTGGCTATATTTAACCGCCAGTGCATCAAACGGCAAGGCAATAATTTCAAAAGGAACATGGCCGACAAATACTAGCTCTTTTTTAATCTACTATGGAGGCGGCTCTGAAGTTGGATTTTACGCAAGCAGTAGTGGAACTTCGTGGGATATAGGAAATGAGCAGCTCGTATCAAATCCAACAAAAGAAGTATGGCATCATTATGCGGTGACGCGAAGCGGCAATGTCTTTCGAGGCTTCTTTAACGGAGTTAAAAACTTCGACCAAACCTATTCAATAACGCTGGAGGATAATGCCAGCGCCTTAACTATTGGATCAGGCGCGTCAGGCAGTAACGCTATCAATGCTTACATTGATGATCTCCGCATCACCAAAGGCGTCGCTCGCTATACCGCCAACTTCACGCCACCTACAGCAGCATTCCCGAACGTCTGATGCTCTACTCCCACCATTCCATCACCCCCGCACCCCTGCCACACCGCATCCGCTTTGCGGACGGCAGCACCCGCACCGACAGCAGCACCTTCACGCCTGACGAGCTGGAGCGTGCCGGTTACAGCGGCCCTTACGAGCGCCCCGAGTGCAACCCCACCGTCGAGACCATCGACTGGGACGCCGAGGCGCTTGAGTACGTCGTGCGCCCCTACAGCTTCGATGAGCTGCAAACGCAGCACGCCAAGGTCCGTGAACGGCGCATTGAACTGCTCAAGGCCAGCGACTGGACGCAGATCACCGACTACGACCTCGGCGCCGATCGTGAAGCCTGGGCGACCTACCGCCAGGCCCTGCGCGACCTGGCCGATGCGCCCAACCCGTTCGACATCACCTGGCCGCAGCCTCCTGCGCCTGCATCACCGGAGCCCTGAATCATGCTTGGTATCGGAACGAATGGCGGACTGATCGGCCCACGGCGCGTTCCGAGTACCGGAAACGCCAGCGGGGTCTGGGATCCTGAGGAACAAAAGCTCGCAAAGGGTGCGGGAATTTGGCCGGTAACTGGCGGTAGCGCTTATCGCTACTGGCGGTTTGCAAATTTTGCAGACACACCCTTGAACTCCAATACTCTTGATTTAACCGAGATCGAACTACGCGATTCAAGCGGGCTTCTTTACGGCATCACCATCACCGCAAACTTTTCCTGGGAATTTGGGGCAGTATCGTCGATGCTCAACAACGCCGAAGTAGGCACATACGGAGATAGAATGTCCCGCTCGAATTGGTCCAACTTTCAATCTACTGCTACATTAACTTTTGACTTTGCAACACCCAAAACACTCACTTCCCTGCAAATTTTTTCGCTTTACACTCAGCCACGTTTTCCCGCGTCTTTTGACCTGCAGTTTTCCTCAGACGGAACAACCTACAGTACACACTCAACAGTAACTGTAGGTACATCGTTTACGGATCTAGGTAACAGTCTTTTTGCAAGTTCATTGATCACGTTGTAATCATGCTCTACTCCCACAACGCCACCCCTGCATCACCGGAGCCCTGAATCATGGCACTGCTCGGCTACAACGGCGGCCTTCGCGGCAAGCCCCGCATCCCCTCTACCAGCAGCGCCAGCGGTATCTGGGATCTTGACGAGCAGAAGATCGCGGCGAGCGCGGGAATCTGGCCAGGGCCTGTAGCGCCGGATCCGTACTGGGCGAACGTAAGCCTGTTGCTGCACATGGATGGCAGCAATGGCAGTACCACGTTTACGGACAGCAGCAGTAATGGACTGTCGATGACTCTTACGGGGTCAGTCACTCTTAGCACAAGCCAAATTAAGTACGGCTCGGCATCTGGAGGATTCGCCGCCGGAAAACTTACAGCCCCCAGTAGTTCTGCTTTGAGCATGGACGCGGACTTTACAGTCGAGTTCTGGGTATATCAAACGGGAAATACCGGTCCCTATGACACCGTAGTTTCTGCAGCCAACGAATCAAATTTTATGATTCGCCATGCTAACGACTATGCGGGCGTCATCTTGAATGGCAACACTAACATCGCAAACACGCTGAGCTTCGCTCTAAACACATGGCATCACATTGCTGTCGTAAGAAATTCTGGGACTTACAAAGTTTTCAAAGATGGCACAGACATTACAACCAGCACATACACAGATTCCAGCACCCGTGACCTGTCTGGATTGATAATCGGAGATTCTTCGGTGTCTGGACGTAATTTTGTTGGATTCATTGACGATTTCCGTATCACCAAAGGAATCAGCAGGTACAACACGACGTTCACCCCACCGACCGCCCCCTTCCCCAACTTCTAACCATGCCACGTCTCGGAAGCAACGGCGGCCTCATGGGTCCACGCCGCGTCTCTACTACAAGCAACGCCAGCGGCAGTTGGCTGCTCGATGAGCAGTGCGATGCGCAGCGGGCAGGGATCTGGCCAGTAATTCCGGGCGGTGAAATTCCCGTCGGGTCAATCACCTATAGCCAGTCATCTGTCTATTCGGGCGTCAGCCCAGCAGATAACGCAACCATGACAAATGGGTCGTTCTTGGATAGCAGAACGGCAACCAGTGCCAATGGCCCTAGCGGCGTCATTGAGTGGGTGCGAATGGATCTTGGAGCGGTATATCAGGTCGGGTCCGTGGTGATTGGAACAGGCACTTCTAATATTCCGGGAGGATGGAGTAAGATTTGGTCAGAAAATAGAGATATTGAATACTCGATTGATGGAACAAACTGGACCTATGCTTTTACGACTCCGGGAATCCACGGAGGTCAGCCCTCTAGTGTTTTTCCGGCCGATGGTATTTATACTTACCCCGTAGATTTCACCGCCCGTTACATCAGGTTCTCAAAGGGAGCAGTCGGTGGGAACTACGTGCTGATCTCGGAGTTTTACGCTCTAGCGCCAGGACAAACGTACAGCCCAAATCCCATCCCCGCACTGTCCCCCGTTCTCTGGTACGACTTTGCCGATGAATCGACTGTAGGGGTGTTAGAAAGCGGCGAAATTGCTCAGGTCACTGACAAGGGAAGCAATGGCTGGACATTATCAGTTGGCGGCACAAGCCCACAGTATGTTACTGGTATTAACGGCAAAAAATGCTTGGACTGGGGCGCAAGTCCAGCTCATGGAAACTTCTTGTATAACGCTAACAACACTACGATAACAATCGGGGAAGTATATGTAGTTGTTGATGCTGCCTTTGGCGGCACCGCAGGTAACTATGCCGGTCTCCTTACCGCACACAATGGGGGTTGGTACGTGCTTGCATACGACTCATCAATTGCGACCGACGGGACTGGTTTTGACCAGCTTTTCATCAATGGCGGTACTAGCAACAAGTTTTCAGGGGGCTTGTTTGGTTCGCCTTCTATTGACCATCCTGCCATTATGCAAATCAACAGTTCCATCGGTAACACGATCTTCTCGGGTGGCGGTATCCAGATCGGCAACGATCGCATCTTCTCCAACCTCAACCGTGGCTGGTCCGGCCTGATTGGCGAGTACGTCATCTTCCCCTCCGTCCTAAGCCCTACTGACCGCGACGCCGTACAGGCATGGCTTGCCACAAAATGGGGCATTACACTGGAAGGCCAGGGCAACGGGTAATCCAAAGCGGTGTACTCGCCCGAGCCCGACGCTAAACTGCCGTGTGGCCTGTGACTCTCACCGAACGCGCCTCAATCCACCCGTTCTGAGTCGCAAAAGGCCCCCCGTCTAAGCTCTCTGCCCCATGAACGAGCCCAGTCACGGTGAGATCCTTAGAGCGATAGGCGTGCTCGAGGGGCAACTAAAAACCCTGCTAGATGCTGCGATTGCCGATGGCCGAGAACGCAGCAGCCTTGGTTCGCGCGTAGGCAAGCTCGAAACCCGCATGGCGCAAGTCGTCATCTTGGCCGTAGTCGCCGCCATGCTCAGCCCCGTCATCTGGTCCGAAATCAAAGGAGCCTTTGCCTACCGGGCGCAACCAGCGCCGCTCAACTACCCACAACAACAGCTTCCACCGAGGATGAGGCCGTGACCGACCGCGGCATCGTTGCTCTCATTCTCCGCCTCATAGTTGGTTGCTACGCCTACATGCTGCTGATGGCCAGTGCCAACGTCGTCAGTTGCGAGCTTCGTCGCCCTGGTCAGTGTGGCAATCAGTGGACTCAGGCATTCACCGTCGCCGGCGGCGCCACCTCGACGCTGTGGGCCTACATCACAGACTCGCCCGGCCAGCGCCCCGCCCCCCGAGGACGTCAACGCCCTACCTCTTCCGAAGACTCATGAAATCCTTCCTCATCGCCCTGGCCAAAGCCCTTCTCAAGGCCGCCCTCGACGAGGGCCTGCGCCGAGGTCTGCCCGAGATCTACAAGCGGCTGGACGCCGAGGTGCCGCTGATGCTGTACAACAACGCCTCTCCGGCCAAGGTCGCCGGCACCGTTGCCAGCGCAATCGCTGATGTCTCAGGCAAACGGGCCACTGCCAATCAGGTGGCCGCGATTATCGGTCTGTACGACCCAATCCGCGCCGCAGCTCGAAGTCTGCGTTGACCCGAGCTCGGTAAACTGCCTCAGGGGTCACACACA